TAAACCGGGTCGAATCCGCCCACCTTCTCAATGGCGCTGCGGTGGTAATACAGCATCACGCCGCGCTGCCCGGTGTAAGCGATGTGCTTATCATCCCGGTACATGACCGCCATATCCTTAAGCTTATTCGTCCCTGCCAGATCGAGGAACTGGTAAGCCAGGTGCGGTTCGGGTGATTCGATGTAAGGCAGGTGCCAATTATCAGCAATCGGAAAGGCATCGTCGTCCCACAAAAAAAGGTGTTCACACCCGGCGTCCATAAGCGTGGTTAAACTGGCGTTCTTCGAAGCAACGATGCCGAGTGATTCATCATGGCTAATCAGCTTTACGCCGTCAGGCACTACTGCGGCAGGTTTTGAACCATCATCGACTACCACCACCAGCGCGCCGGCTGGCAGGTGCCTCAGATGCTGTTCGAGAGAACGTTTTAAAACGTCTGCGCGCTGATGTGTCGAAATGGCAATGCCGATCCGGGATGAAACGACGCTGGCGGGAGCGTATGGGACACCATCAATAGTGACCTGCATAAAACCTCCCGTCAGATTCCACGCGACCGTGTATTCCAGAGGATGCTGCCTGGCTTGAGCGCATTGCGAAGAGCATCGTTCACCGCTTCGTGCATCGCCTGTTGCAAGCCAACTACTGAAGCTGTTTGCGCATCAATCTTTGCCTGGAGGGCTGCGAACAAATCGCTTTCGCGTACGGCGGAGATAATGGCTTCGCACATCTCATCATTGAGGCTGGTTTTGGTGGCATTATTACCATCAGCGGGATTAGCCTTATCATGACTAATTGCTCCAGGGAAGCCACCAAAAGACAAACCAACATTGAATGTCGTCTTTTCATTATTGCTGGCTGATTGAGCGGCTTCATGCACCGTATAGCGATCAGCCATAAACTCAACGGTGCTCTGGCCATCTTCAACTTCAATAGCCATACCCGCAGCGTGCTGTTTGCCATTATTGTTGATATTCAGATTTACGCTATAGTTCGCAGAAACAATGCTATTACCAATTGCGGTATCCTTGATTAAGGGCTCTGCGCCATCAATCTTGCCAATCCTTGCTCTGATAGCTCCATCGGCATCGTTCAGGCTGATGAGTCCGCCGGAAAACTGCACTGGCAGGCTTTCCCATGACGTTGGCACTCCGTCATCATCCACTCGCAGTGCCACTAATTTAAAACCGTCTGGCATCATGATTTTTTGAGAACGTTTGAATGGTGAGTCTGTGTAACCGGTAAAGCAGATAGCCCCAACGTTGAAGCCCTCAAAGATAGTCCCGGAGTGCCAGTCAGGTTTAACGGCATAAAGATGCACACGGCATTTATCTCCATGCTTAATCTGGTTTCCGGGGCCGTCAGTAGTGATGGTTCCTAAAGACGGGAGCGTTACTGTTGCTTCACAAATTTGATATGTCTGAGACATGATATTTCCTTTTAGACGTGAGCCTGTCGCACGGCAAAGCCGCCGAAAGTTAACGGTTTGCCCAGGCTCACAGCTGAAAGACTTTCTTTGATGTGCGCGTGCGATGCGCATAAAAAGCCGCACAATGGTGGCTACTGTCTGAATATCAGGGTGTTGCTTTGCTTTAACCCTGGTTAAGGTATGCATTCAGCCCGTCAGTGGTGGGACACTGATTCACTCAATGAGGAGGACTGGCTGAATAACTCTTCAAAGGAAAAAGGATGATTACTAAAGTTAAAATTAAGTTTATTTCTCCTAATGATGGATCGGTATCGGATACTCCAAAGGAACATGCAATTCCCGTAGTTCCTTTGACAGTATGGCCAAGTAGCCCAAAAGATATAAACGTTTATAAACCAAATGGATTGAAGGCTGGTGCCTACGCACTTATAGATACCGGAGCAGATCTTTGCTATGTAGATTCAGACTTTGCTGACGAATTAAAACTCCCAGTCGCGGAAAAAACAACTGTAAGCGGAGCCACCTCAACAATAGAAACTACAGTTCGACACGCGGTAATATCGTTCACTGAAGACGAAAGAGTTTTTTCAACAGAACTGACTTCAGTACCATTGATAAGAAACGGGAGAAAATTCCAGGTCGTTTTCGGAATGCAACTGATTAGAATGGGTGCTCTTACGATGGACTTTTCCAATCAAGTATTTGAGTTAACTTTTTTTAAATAACCCACCAGGGATACCTCCCTCTTTTGCAAGACTGGATAAGGGCATTGCTTTTGCTGTTTTCTTAGAGTCGGCACCAGAATTGATTTGCGATTTAAAATCTTTTAATTCGCTCTCAATTCTCTTTACGCGTTCAGCTAAAGTCATAACGTCCTCCTTACTAAATGCTTATTCTCTCTAAATCTTGTCCCGAATAGAATTAATACTCTGTGGGAGATAATCGTTACCTTATCCCCTGGTGGTGATAACCATTATCAAGCCCACCAGCAGGTGAGCTTTGTAATGACTAACACTCAGTGTCACTTCGGCCAGCTGATAAAAAACATAAAGCCGATGAATGCGAAAAACAGCCCAGCGGCTGCCGCAACAACGATTAGAGTCCAAACAAGAATTGTTCCGATGGTTGCGATCACTTGGACCTCGCTAATTTTGGTTTCTGGCAGTTCTTCTGCCACGCTTTGTTATGCGCCAGGATGTCTTTCTTGGTCTGGCGATCCAGCACATCCCAGTCGTGCGCTGTGCCGTAGATGGGTTTAACCCAGTCGCAAGCCGTGTCCACAACCTCAACCCTTACGGGTCCAGTTGTCCCGCAACTCGCGATCAACATCGTCATCAGGCATGCGGTTAACAGTCTGCTGTACATTGCTGGCCTCTTTGGTTGCTTCTACCCGGCGTTCGGCTACTGCTTCAGTGGCAACGGCTTTCTCTTCGGTGCGCTGCTGATCAGCTTTCGCTTCTGCTTTGCTGGTGCCGCGAGAATGGCCAATACCAAAAGCACCAGCGATGGCAGCCATGACCAGTGCAGCAATGCCAATGATTGTTTCAAGACCCATCTCAACCTCACACCAGTACGGTTTTTGCTTTTCCGAAACGAGCACGGCGATCTTCCAGGCCGTTCGTTCCGCCGTTGATAATCTTCGTCACCTGCATCAGGTCACCGGAATACTTCAGGCATCCCTTAGTAGCGAAGAACCACGCCGCGCTTCTGGCTGCATAAACATCTTCTGCCAGCAGGTCAGGGTTCTTCACCAGATCAACCTTCAGTCCATTACCGCATTCACGATAGTTATTCAGGCCCGTAATCTGGATTAAACCGCGCCCACGATATAACCAGCCGTCACCGGCTGCGTTATTACCCATGCGTTTGCTGTATACCAGGTTGGCAATGGCACGCTGGCGCTCAATCGGTAATGTGCGTTCTTCTGGACGGCGGCCAAGAGCGTTAGCCTGATCAGCAGTGAGGCGGCCTGCGCGAATGAAGTTAACCAGCCCTGCAATGCGGTAGTTAAAGCTCTCCACCAGCGCGGTAAAGTCTGCTGACTCATGCCCTGTCTGAGCAATGAACATCGCCTGATCTACCGGCTTGGTAATTCCGAACTCCGCCATCGCATCACTGATTGGCTGAAACCAGCGCGCAGCTAACCCGGCGCTGATGCCAGCCGCCTTCTGAAATTGTGTTTGGTCCATTAGTGCCTCAGACGATCAACCAGCCGCGCCATATTTCCACGAACCTTCAGGATGGCGGCGAAGATAAGAATGTTTGCGACCACCACCAGCCAGCTGGAATCACGATAAAGGCCGAAGATGAACTGCAAGGGGATCGCGGCGTAAACCAGCACGGTTATATACGCCAGGACAGAAATAAAGGGGCGATGCCGGGCGCCATGTCGCTGGTAAAACATCAGCACGATGACGATGGCCGCACAAATAAACGCATTAAAGACTGCTGACGGGTCAATTACCATTTCCCCCTCCCCCACGTAGCCGCGAGAAAAACTTGAACACGTTGTTCAGGTCCTGGTTGTTAAGATAAGTGAGGATTTTTATACACATGGCAGACAGAATCACTGCACCCAGAGCATCCAGCGGTTTTTCATAGTGCGAAGCTGCATTTAGCAGTGAGCCAATAAGTCCCGCCCCAAGCACCCCAACGATAAACGACGTCAGGAAATATGCTGCCAGTCGGGCGCGGGACAGGTTTGTGGCTGTCGCGACGTAGAACACCGCACCACCAAACGCCCCGAACACCACACCAAAATCTGTATGAGTAAAGACGCCGTACAGGACTGAACCCAGCAGGCCGCCGCCGAGAACAGCGCCGGTGCCGGTTAATGGATCGGACATTAAGCCCCCTCTTATTGCTGTGATCCCTCTCAGGAAATTTGAGGGGAATAAAAAAAGCCCGCTCGCGAGAGCAGGCTAAAGTGATGATTATCACAAGAAGGTAGAAAGGAGATCATCCGAAAGACAGGTAGTGACGTCCGGGTATCGAGGCCGATTCACTGATGGTTCAGGAGAACCACCTGCCAGCGGATATATCCCCTTCTTCTTTAGCGTAGCCGTAACTTCGGGAAACGAGCAAAAAAAACCTGCTGTTTAAAGCAGGCTCTCAAGGAATTATCAATTCGATATTATTGTTATCGTGGTGCCGGGTGCCTCCCGGTGAGAATTACTCCAGCAAACATTCCCGCGTCTGAGAGGTTTCCTTTTCAGGTAACTGCTGGAACGCCCCTCCGCATAGGGGGATTCACCACAATAAAAAAATAGCGCATAAATCAGAGTTGAGAAACTTCCTCGCTTAACGAACTGGACACTGGTCCGCCATCGAGGATTCGAACCCCGAACCACAGAGGTAGAAGCTCCGTGCTCTTTCAAGTTGAGCTAATGGCGGAATAAAAAGACCAGCAATGAGCAGCTGGTCATGGGTCATGCAGTTTTCTCTGCGATGTAGGTGTATCCCCACCCAGTATTTTATGTATCGAGAGCATTATCGAATGCCACATTAACTATAGCACCTATGAAAAAATTCACTCTTTCAAAGGCCATCAGGAACGATCAGCCCACAGAGACTGTCACACCGACCGTTCCCTATGGCTCACCCCTGAAGGGCTCTGTGGTTGAATTGCGCCGAGCGTGGCGCGGATATGGAAAAGGCCACCTTTAGGCAGTCTCAAATATGACAAAACCCCGTCGTGGCGAGGTTTTCGACTCGTTTTAAGTCTGTGGCGTAGAAACCACTCTTAACAGGTTACGATAATTTTTGCGTACGCGTTAGCGTTTTGATAAAGTTTATAAAAATTTAATATCACTCAGTTCTTGGATAGCAAAAATGGATATTATTTGTTTAGAATGCGGCAATCTTCTTGATGACCCTAACGTTGCTTGCGATAAATGCGGCGCTACACCCCATGTAGTAGTGCTGAACAAACAATCCTTCTTTCCTATTGGTGCTGTAACAGCAAGCCTTGAAAAAAATGACTCAAGGGTATTTGAGTATCGATTAGGCGACATTTGGGATTTACGAAATGAAGTTGCTTCTGAATTCATAACTAGAATTGAGAAAAAATTCAGCAGAAAAAACAAATTCCACAATTTCCTTGATTCAGATCAAACCCCCTTTTCAATCCCCTCAATTCTAAAAAAATACATCAATAAAAATAATGAATTTATTAATTTAGCTAAGGCAATAATAGAAAAGCTAAAGCAAAATGCTAATAATGAAACGAGAGTGGCTCAACTTCAAGGTGGCAGCGTTGTTTTAATCCATTATAAGTCTGCTGACCCAGAAGACTTAGGGAAACTTTTAATCGTAATGGTTGATAAACAAAGCGCCTATGACTTTGATACAGATAAATTGACGCCAACGAGATTAAACCCAATAAATACCGATGCTTTACGCCAGGCTGCGATGTTCGATCTAACTTTATTTGAAGCAAGCTATCCAGAAAATAAAGGCGACTCATATGTCCATTTTTTACAAGGTAAATCCAAAAGCGACTTTTTTAAGGATTCTTTAGGCTGCCGACACGATTCGGACAATAAAAGAAGCATTCAGCAATTATTCAATGCCATAGATGTTTTTGTTAGCAAAAACTCACTTGGCCGTGTACTACGTGATACTATTGACAATGAAGTCAAACTTTTATTAGAGAAAAAATCAAAAGATAAAAGCGGTAATAAATCCGTAAAAATAGAAGATATATCCAAAGTTATTGATCAATGCTTGACTGATTCACATAAATGCAAAGGAACGTTTGTTGATTTTGTTAATATTAATGGTTTCCAGATTGACCCTCAGTTTGAACCCACTCCTAAGTCTGCTGAGAGCGCACTTACAATAGAGGTGGCTGATAACGACAATAATTTTAAATTGAAAATAATGCGCGGGGCTATTGGAAACGAACAGTCGAATAAACCTGTAATTCTCACTGACAACAAGTGCGAAGTTGTGATAAAATTGAGTCAGGCAGATTACGATGTACTTAAAAGATATAGAGATAGTTAACAATGACAATTGCTGATGACTTATCCAGATTAGCACAGATTTTTAATGGAGCCTCGAGCAGAGTCGAAGGCTCCTACACTGTTATAAGTCTTGAAGAAAGCACTGTCAATGTAAATGGCCCTGAACTAATTAGATTATTACAGTCGATAGGTTATAAAAAAGCAAGTGACTGTATTGAGCAGAATGAAATTTGGCTAGATCGTCAAGCTTCATTTTGGGATGATTCTATAATTTTTGAAAATTTTGAATCCTTCTGGTATAGAGTAAATAACCAGAGCTCTCTGCCGAAAAATTATATTATCGGGACACCTTTAATATTTCCTACAACTAAAAATGAAAGCATTGAAAAAATCCATATTTTCTTTATGTGGAAAGACATCCTTTCGCTAATATCTGATCATCATAACAACGATTGCTCCGTCTTATTCTTCACTAATGAAGACAAAAGTTACACAGTCGAACTTAAGCACTTTTTACAATATAACGAGATCGACCAATTATCTAACCCGTCAATTAAGTATGAAATAATAAAGGAATTACTAGACACCGTTAAAATTAAAGACTTGCATAAAAGCGAGCGTAAACTAGTTATACGCTCAGCAATAAATGAAGTATTTAAAGCAAATGACGCTTTTAATTTCATTGAATTACTTAATTCAACTGAACAAGTCAGAAAAAAGTATGATGAACTTTACGAGGTTTATACCAAGAGATTTTCCGTAAATAAAATACTTAATGAACTCGATGAAAAAAATCTTGAGTTTACTAGTAAAATCAATGAATTTATACCCGTGATCATTGAAGACGCTTGATTTTTCAGCAACAGGAGATCATGCTGTCCCCATGAAAATCTTTATCACTGACCAACAAAAAGCTGAACTTG